AGGCTGGCCGGCCCTGTCCTGACGTAATCATTTTACCACGCTAAAAAGGAAGTTCCCACTCCCACAAGTCGCAACCCCCAGGTTCATTTGCAAACTCTGGTGGCGGTGCCTCGCCAAACTCGGCGCAAACCCCGTCGGGCCTGTAATAGTCGCAAGTATGGCAAACCCTTGGCGGCTCGGCCTTCAAGGTGGCTCGGTAGTGTGTAACGATTGCGGGTTCTGGGTGACGGGTATTCATTGGTTCCATGTCCTCTTTAGTACAGTAAAAAACTTGCCTTCTCTTTTAAATTCAATTTGTGCCGGTGGCCTGCCCTCGGTCATTTGCCCTGCCATCTGGTGCAAGTCAGCCATGCCATAGTCCAGCGTCACGCCTGCCTTGTGGGCAATGTCGGCCAGCAGCCGCCTGCTTTTTTCGCCTGCGTAGCCATCGTGAGTCACTGCCAGATATTCAGTCACTGGTGGGTCACTTAGCCCCCCGTAGTACGTCACGCTCAACATCTCCCGGCCACTGGCTCGGCTTATATGCTTTCGCCATGTCCAGCTATTGACTTCCAAGTCAGTACCGTCGTTGCCCATAATGTCGTTATGGTGCAGGCGCAGCGCGGGGCGCTCGGGTTCGGGGAATGCCTCACCACAAGCCGGGCAGACCCTCACGCTCAAGGCGCATATCTCTTGACAGTGATCGCAAATCTTTACCGGCGCTTCGCCCTGCTTGTCGCCCTTCTTTGGTGGCGCTCTCACGGCTGTTATCGGCCCGTGTTGTTCCACGACCCCGGCAAAATCCAGCACCAAGCAGTCCGTCTTACCCTCGGCGATCCGCAGGCCACGCCCTGCCATCTGGACGTACAGGCCGGGTGACATAGTTGGGCGCAGCATGGCTATTAAATCAATTCCTGGTGCGTCAAAGCCTGTGGTCAGTACATTGGCATTGGTTAACGCTCGGATGCGTCCCTGCTTGAAGTCGGTCAGGATGCGGTCACGTTCATTGCTTGGCGTCTCGCCGGTCACGCATTCGGTGGTGATGCCCTCGTTATTCAATGCCTCGGCAATATGCTGGGCATGGGCCACCCCGGCGCAAAACACCAGCCAGGACTTGCGCTCAAACCCCAAACGAACGATCTCAGCGGCCACCTTTCGGTTCTTGTCAGTGGTGTCCACTGCCGCCTGTAGTTCAGCTTCGATGTACTCGCCCCCACGCTTTTTAACGCCGTCCACTTCCAGTTTGGTGCGGGTCAGTTTACTTCGCAGGGTTGATAGAAACCCCTTGTGAATAAGTTCCTCAATGGATACCGGCTCAATCAAGGCGTCAAAGATAGCGGGTTTGTCGGTGATGTAACCGTGGCCCAGGCGGTACGGGCTAGCGGTTAATCCTATCACCCTCACGTTCGGATTTGTCCGATAGATGTCCGATAGAAGTGTCCGATAGCCGCCCTCATCCTTGTGGCTCACCAGATGAGCCTCGTCTATGATAACCAGGTCAACGTGGCCGATTTGGCTGGCTTTTGTCCGGACAGACTGGATGCCTGCAAAGGTTATCGGTTCGCCCAATTCCTTTTGACGCAGCCCGGCGCTATAGATACCCATCGGCGCATTCGGCCAGTGCTGGCGCATCTTGTCGGCGTTCTGCTCAATCAATTCCCGGACATGGGTGAGCATCAAAATGCGCGTCTCCGGCCAACTTTGCAGCGCGTCCTTGCATAGTGCCGCAATGATGTGGCTCTTGCCCGAGCCGGTTGGCAGCACCAGGCAGGGGTTGCCCTTGTTACCTGCTTCAAACCATGCGTAGAGTTGGTCAATGGTGCGGGTTTGGTAGTCACGGAGCATCTTTATGCCTCTTATAAATTACGTTACGTCCATCTTTTTGTATCCTTCTTGTACCTTCTAACATTCCAAGGTAATAAATTCGTTTTATCAAAATTCTTAAAACTTCGATATTCCATCTTTTTAAATTTAAATAATCATCCATCAATTTATCTGCTGTTGGATCACCGTATTCACCAGCCAATAATTGATTAGTCATTTCTGAAAGTTCTTGCCTAGAAATGATTTTGCTTATATTTTTTAAATTCACCCCACTACCCTCCCATCCCATTCCTTCCGCAGCGCCATGACCTGCGGATCAGCAGCCACGCAAGCCGCAGCATTAGCCAAAAGTTCCTTTGACCCATACACCCCCTCACCCGGCTCACCGTTAGCAATGCCCTGCCCGTCAATCTCATACACGGCCACCCAGTCGCTTGGCCCTTCCAAGCGCTTCCACGGCACCAGATCAGGATGGATAACGTGACTCTCGCAGCCTGTAAGCTGGGCGTCAGTCGGGACGATGGCGTCCCACTTGGCGCAGTGCCAGGTGCTGTCAGACAGTGGAGTGATGTGGGCGCACGTTCGGCAGTTGACTTGTTTGGTGGTCTTGCTGCCGTGGCAGAAGTCATGGCCTGCACACATACGGCATTCAAACCATGTCGGGTCAGTGCTTATCGGCGGTGGCAGGCGGTCAGTCAGCGCCAACCGTTGGCCTTTGTCGATTGCCTTCACCGCATGGTCGCGGTCATACTCCAGGCGCTCGGTGTAAATGCGGTCATCGTCCTTGCAGACGGCAACGTACAAGGCGCGTTTCAGTTCGATGCCGTGCATATACACTTGGCACTGGGTGAAATGCTGGGGCTTAGACTTTTGCACTCCATTCTTCTCAAGGTCGTTGAAGCTCTTGAGACTGTGAGTTTTAAACTCCAATACGTGTTCCGTTTTTGGCGCACCGGGTACGCCTTTTCCAATACCGTCTAGGCTCCCGCTAACGTGACTGCCAAAGTCAACCCGACGTTGGGTTCCGGTCACGCTCATGCCGATAGCGCGTAGGTCGCTGATGATAGTGGCCTCTTCGTTGAAGCCACGCCTAAACAGTCGCAGGATGCGGCCTTGGAACTTCTCAACCACCGCCCAACGGAATGACAGCCAAAGCCAGCGCTCACAGTGATGGCCCAGCGTACTACACCCCATGTGAGCGCGGGGCTTCTCGGCTCTTGATTGATGGGCGGCGTCAATTAGGGAAGTTATGGTAATCTCTGGCTCTGGTATTTGCACGGTGTTTTCTCCTGAAGTTGTTGCTTATGTTGACCCCGCCGTTAAAAGCGGGGTCTTTTTTTGGGTGGGGGTACTCGCTGCACTGGTTGGATCCGAACCAACGACTCGCCCTCGAAAGGCAGCTTTTCCAACTAAGCTACAGCATCCGCTTTCCCCCCAAAACTTACTTCTTAGCCCACGGTGGCGCAGACTTAGCAGCAGGCGCACCAGCAGACGGCCCAATAGGCTTGAACGGCGCAACCGCAGCCGGTGTCACCCCGCCTAAGGCGCGGTAGCCTTTGATCTCATTCCCGGCGTACTCACCAGTCTTGACCACCAGCTTGATGCCCAAGTTGCCGCCAATCAGTTGGTCGGTGTCGGTCACTTTGGCAAGGCCAATGGCTCGCATGATCTCGCCCAACTGCTGGCGTCCGATCTCTTCCGCCTTGGTTGAAGCATTTTTTATGTTCAGGTTTCCAAACACCACTCGCCCCTGATGGCTGGGGCCGGTGATGGTGTACTTGCAAGCAATGTACTTGCCGTCACCTGCCTTAGTGGCTTTGATCTCAGCGCCGGTAATGGTGGAGTTGTACCAACCTTCGGGCAGTGGCTCAAAGTTGGAAGTGCCTTGCGGCAGAGTGTCGAGGGTAAATTCTTCGTCGAGAAAGGCCATGATTATTCCTTAGTGATAGTGAAAGTGGGGCGTCCAGGGGTGGACGTAATGGCACCAAGCAATGGCCCGGTCACAGCGTCAGCAGCCGCACCCCAAGCCTTTGCACTGATTTCTGGTTTCCAGCGAAAGAGGCTGGACAAGTGTTCGGACAGACCAGCCTCTGCGGCCAACATCTGGAGTTTGTCAGCGTCGATCTTCTTATTGATGCGACCTTCCATCTTGATCTTGTAGCCATCAACTTGATGGTTGACCGTGCCATCCAAGTCTTTGGGGAGGTCAAAATCCTTGACCATTTGGTCTTCCAGTTCCCGGCGCTCGGCAACTGCCGTGGCTTCTAATTTTTTGGCGTCAAGCCAGCGTTGGTAAAGTGTGTTCATTGGGTGTACTCCAGTGCTTGCAGTTTGCCGATACGTTCGTTGATTTGGTAGATTGACTTTGCAAAATCATCTTGCGCTTTTTGTTTGAGAGCCTGCAAGGCTGCGATCTTTTGAGCGGTAGGATCGTAGTTTTCAGGCGCGTCAAACTCAACTTCTTGTTGACCGACATAAGTGCGGTCTTCGGTGTCATCCATCTTGAATGAGGCAATTCTGTATTGCCCTTCTTCTTCCCACTCAAACTTTTGATAATGGACATGGGCCATGATTTTGAT